TGGAGTTCTTAGGTTCTATTGACACACTCATCGCTCCACACAAACTAAAACAAATGCCATATGTTGACCCAGAGCAATCTCACGCTGATTTAGATATCTTTGAAAGACCAGACCCAAAGAAAACTTATTTTCTAACTGCCGATGTTTCACGAGGAACATCTCAGGATTACTCAGCATTTTTAGTTTTAGATGTATCACAAATGCCATATAGAGTTGTTGCAAAATATAGAAATAATGAAATTAAACCTTTATTATTTCCACAAAAAATATATGAAGTTGCAAAAGCATATAATAATTGTTTTGTATTAGTTGAGGTAAATGATATTGGAGAACAGGTCGCAAATGCTTTACAATTTGATTTAGAATATGATAATTTAGTTATGGCTTCTATGAGAGGTCGTGCTGGACAAATACTAGGAGCAGGATTCTCTGGTGGAAAGGCACAGTTGGGAGTAAGGACTACTAAGGCAGTAAAAAAAGTTGGATGTTCTAATTTAAAACAAATGATAGAATCAAATAAACTATTAATACCAGACTATGATATTGTAAGTGAATTATCAACATTTATTGTAAAAGGTTCTTCGTGGTCTGCTGATGAGGGATGTACAGATGATTTAGTTGCATGTTTATTTATATTTGCATGGGCAGTAGACCAAATGTATTTTAAAGAGTTGACAGACAGTAATATTCGAGAGAGAATGTATGCTGAACAAAAAGAACAATTAGAACAAGATATGGCACCATTTGGATTCGTAGACAATGGAATAGACAATCCTCATGAACAAGAAGAAGTTGATGAATATGGTAATCGTTGGGAGCCTGTAAAGATTAGAGACTTTAATTCTGACTGGTAATTACAAAAAAGTAGGGTCTAATAAATCATTCTCTATTTTAATTAAACAATTAGAACATACAATATTAGAAGAATCTATTAGTCTTTTTACAGTTTTTCTACTCTCATCATTCATACCTACTCTTTTAATAGTCTTACGAATTTCTTTATCATGAGGATAAAATCTTAAACAAGCTATTTCATTCTCACCACAGTGTATGCATTTAGTATTTTCTAAATACTGATTTAATGAGGAAACTCTTTTACGATAGTTTCTCTTAGTTACTTCTTTTATAGTTTCCTTATACTTTTTGTAATGTTTACTTGCCATAACACTATTTATATGTTTTGAAACATATAAAACAACAATCTAGAATACAATTTTTTTATAAATATATTGAAAGATTAAAGAATAAACTTTAAATTAATTAGGAGTAAGTCAATGGGGTTTTTAGTTTCACCAGGCGTACAAGTAAATGAAGTCGACTTAACCAATGTTGTACCTGCCGTTGCAACTAGTATTGGTGCTATTGCTGGAGCTTTCCAAAAAGGTCCTGTTTCTTCTATTGTAAATATATCAAGTGAAGAAGAACTAATCGAGATATTCGGTAAACCACAAACAACAGGTAATCAGTTCGAAACATTTTTTAGTGCCGCTAACTTTTTAAAATATACAGATTCGCTCAAAGTGGTCAGAGCAGAAAGTGCAATCGTAAATGCTGGAGCAAACTCTGGTGTTCTAATTAGAGATGATGACCACTACTTAGCAAGTTTTTCAACAGGTCAAGGTTCTAATGGAGAATGGACTGCAAGAACTGCTGGAACATGGGCAAATGGAATCAAAGTAGAAATCTGTGCTACAAGTACAGCATACGAACAAGATTTAAGTACAAATAACTTAGTAAACACATCAACATCTGCTGTCGGTGATACATCTATTATAGTAGATGACGCTGACGCTAGTGGTTTTGAATTTAATGTGGGTGATTTAATATCATTCTATTCAGACACATCTAACACAGTAGCAGTGGATGACTTTAATGAGTACGAGGTTACTGCGATTAATACATCAACAAATGCATTAACAATTCGTTTAAAAGATGACCCATCAGGTGCTGGTTTACAAACTGCAATACCTGATGATTCAAAAATTAAAAGAAGATGGAAATATGCTGATTTATTTACAGGCCCACCAGGCACATCACAATACTCAACAGATAACTCTAGAGGTTCTGGAGATGAATTACATGTTGTTGTCGCTGATGGTACAGGAGACATAACAGGATTCGATACAGATACAGCTGGAAATAGAACAAGGGGTGTCATTGAAACATTTGGTTTTATGTCTAAAAACCCTAGTGCTAAATCACCACAAGGTGATAGTATTTACTATCCAGATGTATTTTTTAGAAAATCATCATTCATTTATTGGACAGACCACATAAGTGCTGGTAGTAACTGGGGTTCAGATACTACAACAACATATACTGCTGTCACAACAACAGTAATTGATGAACTTACAGGTGGAACAGATGATTACTCTACAACTGCTGGAGAAATTGAACTTGCATATGATAAGTTTAAAAATGCTGAATCGGAAGATATCAATTTAGTTATCGGTGGTTCATCTAGTATTGTTGCTGATACTGCAGCCGCTCAAGACACACATGTGACCATGTTAGTAAATCTTGTAGAGGGTAGAAAAGATTGTGTTGCATTTGCTTCACCATATCGTTCTGCTGTTGTTGGTGTCACAACATCTAGTAAACAAGCAAAAAATGTTGAAGTCGCTGCTGACTTAATACCAAGTTCATCTTACTTAGTATTAGATAGTGGATACATGTACATGTATGACAAATACAATGATGTATATAGATTCGTGCCACTTAATGGTTCAGTCGCTGGTTTATGTGCAAACACAGACCAAGTTGCTGACGCTTGGTTCTCACCTGCTGGATATAATAGAGGTGGTATCAGAGGCGCAATCAAATTAGCATTTAATCCAGATAAAGCAGACAGAGATGTTCTTTATCAATCAAGAGTTAACCCAGTCGTTAACTTCCCAGGCCAAGGCGTAACCTTGTTTGGTGATAAAACTGCTTTAACTAAACCAAGTGCTTTTGACAGAATCAATGTAAGAAGATTATTCTTAGTATTAGAAAAAGCAATTGCAACTGCTGCTAAATTCCAACTCTTTGAATTTAACGATGAATTTACAAGGGCACAATTTAGAAATTTAATTGAACCTTTCCTAAGAGATGTTCAAGGTCGTAGAGGTATCACAGACTTTTTAGTCAAGTGTGACGCTTCAAATAACACAGGTGAAGTAATTGATAGAAACGAATTTGTTGCTGACATATTTGTTAAACCTGCTCGTTCTATTAACTTTATTACACTAAACTTTATCGCTACACGAACAGGTATTTCGTTTAGTGAGGTAGGAGGTTAACCATGGCACAGATAGATGACTTTAAATCGAATTTATTGGGTGGTGGTGCAAGAACTAACCAGTTTCGTGTAACAATTACGCCACCATCTGGTATTGATATTGGATTAGATGTTAGAAGAACTTCATTTCTATGTAAAGCTTCTAAAACACCAGAAGTTGCTTTAGGTGAAATAGAACTTGCATATAGAGGTAGAAAAATCTATATGACTGGTGATAGAGAAGCTGCTGGTGAATGGTCAACAACATTTTATATGGATACAGACTACATGATTAGAACTGCTCTAGAGAGATGGTCTAATGGTATGAATGACTTCGCTGATAACACAGGTGTTACTGCGATGGCAGATTATGCTACAGACTTAACAGTAGACCATTTAGATAGAGATGATACAATCATTAAAACATATATCTTTAAAAATGCATGGCCTAAATCTATGAGTGAAGTAACTCTAGATTCTTCGGAAGAATCAACAATTGCTGAGTTTGAATGCACATGGAGATATCAACACTTCGAAGCTTCAGGTGTTAACTTCTAAAATAGTCTTTTTTTTCTTTATAAATAAAGGACAATAAAGGAGATTTTATTATGGCAGAACTATTTGGTTTTAAGTTTGAGCGAATCAAAGATACCAAAGGTCAAGAAAAATTTACAGCACCACCAGTAGATGACGGCACAGTCGAGATAGCTGGTGGTGGATTTTTTGGTCAAGTATTAGATACTGATAGTCGAGAAAAAGCAGAGGTCGATTTAATTCGTAGATATCGTGAAATATCACAACAACCAGAGTGTGATTCAGCGATTGATGATATCGTAAATGAAGCTATCGTTTCTAATGAAAAAGACCAAGCAGTATCTATTGAACTTGATAGATTAAATTACACAAAACCAATCAAAGAAAAAATTCGTAAAGAGTTTGATAACATTTTATCACTTTTAGATTTTGATGTTAAAGGACATGATATTTTTAGAAGATGGTATATTGATGGTAGAATTTTTTATCACAAAGTTATAGACAAAGATAATCCTAAAAAAGGCATTGTTGAAGTAAGATATATTGACCCCAGAAAAATTAGAAAAGTAAGAGAAACGAAAAAAACTCAAAAAGGTTCTTTTGAAATGATACAAAAAGTGGATGACTACTTTTTATATAATGAAAAAGGATTAAACTCTGGCGCATTAGCAGAGGGAATAAAAATCGCTGGTGATTCTATCACATATGTTCCATCTGGTTTAATTGATATGAACAGAGGTCATGTGTTAGGACACTTACACAAAGCAATCAAACCTGTTAATCAATTAAGAATGATTGAAGATTCACTTGTTATTTACAGAATATCAAGGGCACCTGAAAGAAGAATATTTTATATTGATGTAGGTAATCTTCCAAAAATAAAAGCAGAGCAATATCTAAAAGATGTTATGAATCGTTATCGTAACAAATTAGTGTATGACGCTTCAACTGGTGAGATTCGTGATGATAGAAATCACATGTCAATGTTAGAAGATTTTTGGTTGCCTCGTAGAGAGGGTGGTCGTGGAACAGAGATTACCACACTACAAGGTGGACAAAACTTAGGAGAGATTGAAGACATACAATATTTTCAAAAGAAATTATATCGTTCATTGAATGTTCCTATCTCTAGAATGGAGGCAGAAAACAATTTTAGTTTAGGTCGTTCAACAGAGATTACAAGAGATGAATTAAAATTTACTAAGTTTGTACAAAGACTAAGAAAAAAATTCACACCAGTCTTTACAGATATGTTAAAAGCACAATTGATATTAAAAGGTATCGTGACTTTAGAAGACTGGAATAAAATGAAAGAACATATTCAGTATGACTTTTTGCAAGATGGTCATTTTGCTGAATTGAAAAAAGCAGAACTATTACAAGATAGACTAAATGCATTACAAACTATTGAAACATATATAGGAACATTTTATAGTAAAGAGTATGTACAAAAAAATGTGTTAAATATGTCTGACAGTGAAATAGATGAAATGCAAAAACAAATGAACAAAGAAGCTGGAATGGATGTTGAGGATGGTGGTGTTGATATGCCAGATGGTGGTGATGGTATCACAAGATATCCACAAGACGGCTCAGGTAACTTTATATCAGCAGATGACTTAGAAGGCTCTGATGGTGTAAACAATAAAGGAGATGAAGATGGCGGAAACTAAAGATATAATAGACGCTTTGTCCGATGGTGATAATCTAGGTGCTGAAGAAGCTTTTAAAAGCTCAATAACTGGAAAAGTTGCTGACGCCTTAGAAGTAAAAAGAAAAGAAGTTGCAAATACATTTGTAAAATCTTCTGAAACACAGGCGGATACTGGAGATGGCGAAGAAG